TCTGTTCAATCACACCGCCTATTGTGGAAGCAATCAGCCCCTGCCGCCAGTTATAAGCATCCACATAGGCCTGCCTGTTTTTCTCGTAGGCTTTTATTTTCTCAAATCCCAGGTTCAGCGTGGCAGTTCTTATATCTTTCCATGTTTTCATACTTTCTCCTTATATAAAAACAAGGGCAAGACAATACAGCCCTGCCCCCGTCCGATTATTTATGTACTTTAGCTGTTGCAAGCTGTTCAGGTCTTGCTACTTTTGCACCGTATGTGTAAAGGGATTTTACAGCATCGGAGAAAGATTTGTGTGGTCTGTAGGCCTCTGTTTCTTCAATGCCGTCTGCAAATGCGATAGCATCTTTTGTCATTACGGAAATGTGGTCGTCTGTGCCGTCATTGAAAATCTGGTTGGACATTTTAACGTAAGCACCGTTGTAAGTGCCCAGAATGCCTTTTTTCACCATATCCACGTTGTTTGTCAGCAGCTCTGTCAGGCTGTTTTTAAACAGTTTGTAGAACCATGGAGATACGCAGATATATACGTTGCCGTTTGCTGTGTTTACACCCTTGTTCCACAGTCTTTCAAAGAGGTCATCAACTACTGCCTTTGCAGCTTTTTCAGTTGTTACCGCCTGGGAAGCAATCAGGTTGTCTTCGTGGCAGTTTACAACCAGGGATGCGATGTAAGCATCCGCTTTCGCTGCCAGACCTGTAGCACCGCCTTTGCACAGTGCTTTCATTGTGTCCACATCTGCCTGTGCATCGTCCACGTCATCAACTTCCACGTTGAAGTATTTGAACTGGTCGATTTTCAGTTCTGTGGATGTATCTTCAGGAGTTTCCGGTGCATCAATATCCGTGCCCGGTACGTAGTCCTTGATTGTGGGGTTTGCAAGGCCAAGGATTTTAACTGTTTTGCCTTTGCCTACAAGACCTTTGTGCTTTGTGTTTACCACATCTCTGAAAATCATCAGAGGTGCAAGTTCGAGCTCAATTGTTTTGCTCCAAATGGTTGGCTTAAAATTTTCGTATGCCATAATATTTTATACTCCGTTATTTGAGCCTTGCCATGCTTCGAATTGCTTTTTCATATATCTTCGGGTCAGACAGGTCCTTTTTGTTCAGTTTGTCAAGTTCAGCACTTGTAAAAAACTCTTTTTCAGGGCTGCCTGTACCGACCATAGAGCCTGTAGAAGCAGGTTTAGGCCGTTTTGTCTGCTGCTGTATAGCCTTGGAAGCAAGGAACGCCTCTTTGGCTGTCATGTTTGCATCTTTGTTGAATCGCAGTGCAAGAAAAGTCTTCGGCAGGTCATCAAGACTTGTCACAGTGGGGTCAATAGCCTGTATTTCCTTCAGGTCATCTTCCATCCGTTTCTCAATCTCTCTTTCCTGATAGAATTTCAGCTGATTTTCCAGCCTGGAAACTCTGTCCTGCTCTTCTCTTTCTGCCTTGATTTCAGACACATCCACACCTCTTGTCTGTGCCAGGGCAAAATCCATCTGCTCCTGGAGCGTGCCACCGTCAAAGTAAGAAGAAAAAGCCTGCTGTGCCGCTGTAAGCTGCTGCTGCAGCTGTGCGTTGGTCTCTCTCATCCGGTCCAGCTCCTGCTTCCTGCGCATGTCTGCAAAATAGCTGTCCTTTTCGGTTTTCACACTCTCTGTCTGTGTCTGCTGTGACTGTTCATTTACCGCAGGTTCGGCGGCTTCCTGCACTTCTACGCCGGTATCCACTGTTTCTGCCGTTCCAGTGGCTGTAATGTTCAGTTCGTTTTCCATTTGTTTACCTTTCCGCCATTTCTACGCTGTTGGCTTGCGAATTTATCTAATATAAAAGGGAATACGTAGTCGCCCGTATTCCCTCAATATATTATTCAGTTGTTGTTTCAGCTTCAGCTGAAGTTTCTTCCTGCTGTGCCTGCGGCTGTGTCACTTTTTTATATCCATAGTTGGAACAAGTCTTATTCGGGCATTTATAGTGGAATTCCACCACACCGTCTTCTTCTCTTTCCACTGCTCTGTCCACCAGCATTTCAGTTTTACATATTCTGCATTTCATATCCTGCCTCCTGTGCCCGCAGTGTGGCAGCTTCCGCCTGCATATACTCTGCCTGCTGCTCAGCTGCCTCTTTTCGGCTTTCAATAATCTTTTTAAATACCTCTTTCGGCATTGTGCTGTCATCTCCCAGCGCTTCCACGTACTCCTCAAAGGTAATACGCTGTGTATCAAACAGATTTTTCAGCTGTGCATCCCTGATTGCAGCCCAGGTATTGCCGGTATGTGTGGCTTCAACCTTGATGTCCACATCCAGGGCTTTCAGCTCTGCCACCGGGATTGTATATGAATAATCGCCGTTGCTGTCCGGTTCATCCTCGTTTATCACAAGACCGTTGGGATTATAGGCAACTGTCATATCAAACCATATCCAGGCAATGTCCTCCACAAACTGTTTGTATGCCGCCACCTGCATATTCACGTTCAGGCTCTTGGCTTCCATTGCCGCCTGAATTGCGGTGCCGGATGCCTGTTCCGGGTTTACATTTTCCAGATTGTCCCCTGCCCCTGCCAGTTCCTTGGTAAGCGTAATCAGGTTTTGCCAGTAGCTTGCAGCATAAGGTGAAATATTGGCAGGGTTAAGATACTGTATAAGACTGTTTACCGGCACTTCAGAATGAGAGCTTACAGCCACAGCCCGGCCAGGCCTTTCCAGCTTGGCCACCTGTTCAGCTGTCAGTGCGCTGTTCCTGTACACCTTGATAGGGTAAGAAGAGCTTTTCACCGCCTGCTCCAGTCTGAACAGTGACTTGTTGATGGAAATCTGGTTGGGAATTTTGTCCCACACATCTCCGTCACCTCTTGCCAGACCCTTTCTTGGCTTCCAGGTGTATTTTGCTACCGGGTACCTGCTCATTCCTTTAATTTCTGTGTCCGGCTGTATAACCACAGTTTTTGTGGCTCTCATAATATGTACACAGCCATCCTCTTTCCACAGCTTTGCAATCACAGTCAGCTTTTTGTTGTTCTTAACTTCAATCTCACCGTTTATCTGCAGTTCTGTGTCGCTGTCCGGCAGAATACCTTCAATTTCTTCCTCCGGCACTCCGTTGGCCCTTGCCATATCTTTTACTTCATCGATATTTTTCCTCTGGACAATAAGGATATACGGCTGTTTCTGAATATCCGGCTGCTGTTCATCCCCCAGCATTACGTTGGTGGTGTCCACAATCTCGCACAGAATTCTGCCGTCAGAAGCAGAAGTATCATCGTAAAAATACAGAAAAGCATCACCGCCGATATATGCATCCTGCAGGATGTCCCAGCTGTATTTGTCTATTTTCAGTCTTTCCCACAGCTTCGCAGCATAACTGTTCAGCTTGTCGCACACATCCAGCAGCATAGCACGGTTTTTCCCGTAGTTCATTGATGTATACTGTATGGTCATCAGGTTCTGCCCCACCAGTGCGGTGGACTGTTTCATTATAGGCAGCAGTATGTTCAGCTGTGGCGGTCTTTCCTTACCATATTTCAGCCCGTTCCACTGGTCGCCGTTTACAAAATTGTGGCAGGTTTCCACCCTGGTAAACAGATTGATACTGTCAAGATACTGTCTCCCTGCCTGAAAATCCTTCCACAGGTCTGTTACATCATTCATTTACCTTACCTCCTGCTGGGGAATATCAGTGCCGAAGTTTTCCACGTTTTCCGCCAGTATCCTTGCCTGTCGCTGTGCATCCGTTTCAGCCGGCCTGAACTTTACCGCCACAGCTTCCTTCACTGTTTCTGCAGTTTCTCTGCCGGGGATGTTCTCCTTTGTCACAGTCTGGCTGCAGAACACATCTTCCGCAGTTTTAAAGCCGTAATAAAAGCCGGCACAGAACAGTGTCGGCAGCATAAATCCCATAGCCATAAAAGCTATAATTAAAATTGTGTTCATAACTCCTCCGGATTTAACGTTAAAATCGAGTTGGAATCGAGTTAAACTCGAGTTAAACTTTTGAAATTTCCGTTGAAACTTTTAGAAATATAATTAAACTTTCAACGGTTTTAATACGTTTTTTCGTAATATTTTCGCAAAA